TCAGCCGGTAATCTCGCTCAAATCCAGGTCGGCTACGGCCTCGGTCCACACCACTTCTTCGTGATCCGCCTCGTAATTCTTCGTCATCTTCCGCGTGCTGTGCCCGGCCAATTTCTGCCCATCCTTGCCCGCCTTTTTGTACAGGTGCAGGCTCAGGGCGCGCAGCTCATGGAATCCCGGCTGTTGCTCCGGTGACCAGTCAGGGTAGGGGTTGGCGGCGTCTCTGGCCGCTTTAAACGCCCGGGTCAGATACCGGTTATCCACCTGGGTCCAGTGCCGGCCGCTCGCCACCCGCCGCTCCGGCTTCCGGTGGACCAGGAACGGGGAGGGCACGTCATCCCGGCACCGCGCCACCAGGGCCTTGAGTTGCGGAGTCATCGGTAGGCGAATCCAGCCGGCGTCACTGGCCCGCCGCGTCTTGTGCTGGGCCACATGCAGCGCGCCGTCCCGGATGTCATCGAACCGCATGGCCAGGATGTCCTCGCGCCGCTGCGCGGTGAGCAGGGCCAGGTCCATGGCGTTGCGCAACCAGGGTTCGGCGGCGGCATAGATCGCCTGGACGCCGGCCACGGTATGCCGGCGCCGCGTCTTCTTCTCGGGCCTGGGTATCGTTGCCTCGGCGGGGTTGTCCGCCACCAGGCCTTTGGCGGCTGCGTAGTTAAACAGGTCTGCCAGGATGGCACGGGCCTGATTCGACGCCCGGGGCGTCAGGCTGTCGAGGAACGCCGCGACCATGCCGATGGTGATCTGGGCGATGTCACGCTCGCCCAGCGCCGCCCGGATCTGCCGGAAACGCACGGCGTATAGGTCCAGGGTGGCCTGCGCCAGTTCGCGCGGGGGCAGCACTTCGGCCTCGTAGTAGTCCAGAAACCCGTTGAGGCTCACCGAATCGCCCATCACGTCCGCCACCAAGTCGCTGCCGGCCATGAGCAGGCCGTTAAGCTGGTTCGCCGCGGCGACAGCCTTGGCGCGATCTACGCCCATGCCGTGCCATGTCCCCGTGTCCGGCCGGCGGTATTTGAACGCCCGCCCGTTCGCATAGAGGTTCGGCGGCAATCCGCTGTTTCGCTTCTTCCTGGGCCTTGGCGCCATTATCCTGCCCTCAGTACCGCATCGACCAATTCATCGCCAGTCTGGCGCTGGTACGCCGTCCAGTCCACAAACCAGAGCTTGCCCACCTGCTGCCCGGGCAGGTCGCCGCGCTTGAGCTGGTTCCGGATCGCCTGGGCGGTGAGCGGGGTGCCGTTCTCACCCCAGACCCGCCGCTGGAACTCGCCAATGTTGATCAGTTCTCGCTGGAGCATTTCAGCCTCCTTCCTCCTGGGTGAGCAGGGCACGGGCCTCCGTCAGTGCCTCCGGCATTTCGCCATCGGCATAAAGCTGGCCGGCATCCCGGCAATCGCCCCATTCGCCATCCACCTTGACGGCGTAGATTTCGAGCATGTCGGCGGCTTTGGCGAGCGCTGTTTCCAGGGCTGCCATGCGCTCCCGCATCTCCGCCAGTTCCCTTTCGGCCACCGGGTTGCCGGCGGCTGCGTCGTCCAGGTCCAGATATTTGCCCATCACTCCTCCCTGCCGCGCTGGGCGGCCCTTTCTTCCAGACACCAACTGAGGCCCAGCCGATGCAGGTGGGATTCATCGATATAGCGCCATTCGTCGCCGTCGGTGATGAACCCCGCGAGCATTCCCAGCCCCGGCGCCTCCTCCGGGTATGCAGCTTCGGTGGTAAATGCGACGCTAAGCTCGGCGCAGTCGCCGCATTGCTTGAAGCTGCACCCCTGGCCATCCCAGACGCCGGACACATAGCGATAGCGCTCTCCGGCCCGGATTGTGCTCCGACATTCGCAGCAGCGATGCTCTTTCCTGGCAGTGCGATATGTCTCATTGAACGCTGATGGCATCTCACTCACTCGCCACCCCCACGCCCCTGGTGGGGCTCCGGCATGTTCGCTTCGACCCACGCCAGCAGTTCGTCGTACTCGTCAGCCCTGACGTATGCCACGGAGCCGGGCTCCTTCGCGGAAGACCGGCGCTTTTCGTGGGTTTCTCCGACCAACCATAGTCGGCTTGGCCATGGGTTGTTCGCTGAAGTCTGATCGCCCTTCACTGCTCCCCTCCCTCTGCCATGGCGGCAGCGTAGGCGATGGCGTCTACCAGCGTTTCATGGCCGCTGGCCCACAGGGTATCGGTGATTGGCGATTCAGGGTCGCGGATAACGCGCAGCGCCGTTTTCAGGGCGTCCAGCATCGCGGGCGCTGCGGCTATTAGCTGGGCGTCGGCCTCCGGGTCGCCGTGATGATCGACATCGGAGAACACGCCCCAGCCGCTAAAATGGCAGATGGTGGTGCCGGGATCGTCTGTCTGCCGGTAGCACCGCCGGGCTCGCCATGGCCCAGCCGTTGCCAGCAGCTCGCGGTCTGTGCGCTCATTCATCGCGGTGCTCCTCGGCTTCCAGCTCGTCCAGGTCGGTCCCGCAGCTCGGGCAGTATTTACCGAACCTGTCCGGGTGGTCCTCGTGGCCGCAGCACTGGCACACGTAGATTTCCAGGCCGTCCAGATCGTCGCCATGCTCAGACTTTATGGATTGGCGCTCGGCATCGCGTCTGGCATCTGCTGTCGTGTACCAGGGCATCACTCACCCTCCTTCCCGGCGCGGAGAAGTTTTACTCTCCACAGCAGATAGTCGTGCAGATTGTGTGGCCCGCTCTCGTCATTGAAATACTCACGGGCAGCCTGTTCTATCGCCTGGGCCGCTATCTCCCGCTCATCCGGGGCGGGGGCGGATTCGCGTGGCACCAGCTCCACCATGGAGCCGCAACAGGTCTCAGCGATTTCCCGGGTTTCTCGCTCGCATGTCGAGATGTCCAGAATCTCGCCGCCCTTCATAACTGCATAAATCTTCATGAGCGGCCCCCTTTCTTGGCGCGACGGTCCCGCAAATGAATCCAGGTGGCGCCAACAATGAGGGGCAGCCAACTGGCAGCCATGTACCAGAGGTGGCAGTGCGGTTCGTGCCGGTGGAGGCCGGTGGCGTAGAGAATGCCGACCACCAGCAGGGAGACGATCAGATAGGCGGCGATAGCGTAGAGTGCATAGATCATTATTTCTTCTCCTTCTCGACCGGTGCCGGGAAAAGCTGGTCGAGTTGCTGTTGATAGAACTCATGTGCGGCTCCCAGCTCGGAGCGGACGTAGTCCTGCCACCAGGAATCCGGCCAATCCCCAGCGGGCATTAGTCCGGCGTCGTAGGCCTCCAGCTCCGGCAACCCATCAGGATCGCTTACAGGTTGCTCGTGGGCCATTGTCCGACGGTCGCACAGGTCGCCCTGCCCAGTCGCAGCGGCATCGCAATAGCCTTTTTCGTCACAGCCGAGGCCAGCGGTGCAGCGGGTAACTAGCTCCCCGGCGGGCGCGGTGGGGGCGGCGGCGAGCTTCGTCTGGTCGATGTCCGCCACCAGACCCCAGGCTTTTTCGGGATCGCCCTCCTGAGCCAGTTTCAGCAGGTGCTTACCGGCTTCAAAGTCGTTGCCGATTCCCCCGATAATGTCCTCGTCCTCGCTCATGACGTAGAACTCCCGGACCGGAACCACAGTGAAGCCCTCCGGCACCGCCACCTGGGGCGCCTGATCTTTCAGCAGCCCCAGCAAGTGCTCTTTCTCACGATGCAGGGCGCGATATGCCGGGCTGGACTTGATGGCCGTCTCGGTCAGGCCCGCCACCTGGGGCGCGCCCTCGATCTCGGCGATGCGCTCTCGCAGGTCGTTCGGTGACACGTCATCCGCGTCAGACTCAAATCCTAGGCGTTTGCGGACGGCCTGTGCCTCGGCTCGAAACTGATCCGCCAGTCCAGGATTGCGGACGGCCCAATGGTCCACCGCCTCCCCCTCGGCATGGGAGAGGGCGGCGCGGATGGTATTAAATTCCTCCCGGAAGCACTCCATCGCGGCTTTCTCGACAGTGATCGGGATGGTGCCGTGCCGGGTTATGCAGACGGCGCGACCAATAGATTCCAGCGCTTCAAGCGCTTCTCTCTGCTGCTCAGTCATTGCGATCTCCTAAAACTCGAATTCCCACCGGTAACCGGCGCTGATGACGTTGAACCCATGGTCCTGGCCCGTCTCCACACTGCTGACGTGCTGGCCCTGGATGAACCAGTTGCGGTAGCTGATGCCGGCCTCCACCGAGCCCACCAGGGGCGGCAGGTCCATCGTGTATTCCCCGGAGTAGCGTTCGCTCTCGTAGGTCCAGCGTTCGGTCATGCCGATCTGGTAGCCCATGCCGCCCTGAACGTAGAGCGTCGGGTCGGCCAGGGCGGCGCAGGGGAGCAGCAACAGTGCGTAGCGGATCATGGGCGGCTCCTCAAAACGGCAGATCATCGGGGCTGTCGAAATCATCGGCAGGCGGCGCGGACTGCTGGTCGGTGTTGGTCGGTTCCTGGCTCTGGCCACCACGCCCGTCGAGCATCTGCATTTCGCTCAGCACGACCTCGGTGGTGTAGCGGTCCTGTCCATCCTGGCCCTGCCACTTCCGGGTGCGCAGGGAGCCTTCCACGTACACCTTGGCGCCCTTCTTCAGGTACTCGCCGCATATCTCACCGAGCTTGTTGAAGGCCACGCAGCGGTGGAACTCTGTCCTCTCTTTGGATTGGCCGGTCTGCCGATCCTTCCAGTGTTCGCTGGTCGCTATTCTGAAATTGGTCACGGCTCCTCCCGAGGGCATAAATCTGCACTCTGGATCAGAGCAAAGATTGCCAATGAGAATTGCCTTATTAACGCCTCGAGCCATTATTTATGCCTCCTTCCAGGTATCGTTCCGCAAAATGCGGCGTATGTTGTCCGCGCTCACGTTTGCCAGGGTCGCGAGCTCATTAGTGGTGGCCCCTTTACTCCTTAGGGCGCGGATGGCGACTACCTGAGGTCTCTTAAGCTTCGAGAAGTTGGACAGCTCACCTCTGTGCAGCCTGGAAATCGTCTCGCCTCGCGCTTGCCTGCCCTTCCGTACCGCGTCTCGCATGTTGTCCGTGCGGGTTCCGGCGAAAAGGTGGTCGGGGTTGAAGCAGCGCCGGTTATCGCAGGTGTGGCAAACATCAAGCCCGTCCGGAATTGGCGCCTTGTGGGCCTCAAAAGAAAGTCGATGCACGTATTGGGTCCGTCCATTAAATCTTATGCGCCCATATCCGTTGCCTTGAATGCAGCCCTGCCACTCCCAGCATCCGGTTTCATCATTTACATGGCGGCGCAGGAGTAGCCGTGCGATAGCTTTATGATTCGGCATAGACTCGATCTCTCTCCGTTGTCAGTTCCCCCGAAGGGGGCGGGTAAGGCCCGCCACTCCCCGGTGAGCGCCGGTTAAGCTGCTGCGGTTATCCCGCCGTTAGCGTTCTCGATCTGGTGGCGGTACAGCTCCACCAGCCCATTGAATGCGAGCAGGTCTTTCTCCAGCGCCTCGATGTAATCGTCGTCGCGCTTCTGCTCATGGATGATCAGATCCAGGCCGGCGGGCTTGAGGGCAGGGCAGTAGAGGACGAAGTGCCACCACTTCCGCCCGGTGAGCCACATGCACCCCTGCACCTGGTCGTGGTACTCGCTCAAATCCTGGTCCACGACGATGCTGCGGATGCGCTCGGGGGCGATGAGGCACTTGTACTCGCTGCCGCCGTCTTCATTGATCAGCCCGTCCGCGCTGGCCCCGAACAGCCCGTCATCGGTCAGCACTACGCCGGCATGCTCGATCAGCATTTCGATGCGAGCCTCGTGCGCCAGCCGGGCCTCTGGCTCCAGCTCATGCCCCCGCCGCATGGCGTAGGTCTCGAATCCCTCGTTCAGCGGTTCGCCGCTGATGCGCTCGATGGCCAGCCGGAAGGCGTAGTCCTTGGCGGCGGCGCTGTAGTCGCCCTTGTTCTTGCCGGACTTCAGAATCTGCCGGCAGGTGGCGAACATGCTCGCGGTGATGGCGCCGGCGCGGGCCTGATGCCATTCCGGGGAGCCCTGGGGTACGGTGACGATCTTCATTTGTCGCCCCCTTGCGCCTTGGCTTTCAGGTGGTTGATCGCCGCATCAAGACGCAGCGGGTCCAGGTCTTCCAGCTTCGCGATGTGGGTCGCGTTGCAGATGTAGGCGTCATCCAGGCCGGCCATTTTGAGCGCGTCGCGCAGACGCTTTGCCTGCTCCTGGTTCAGCCCAGCACTGGCGGGCGGCTTGCCGTCGGAATCGTCGCCAGTGCTGATGTTTAGCAGGGCACACAGGGCGTACCGCTTGCCGTAGCTCACCGTGGAGCCGATGGCCTGGACGGTGTTCTTGTTGCCGCTGGTGTCGTTGGGCAGCACGAGGGTGGATTCCTGGGTATGGCCCTGCCGGTGCGACAGCACGGCGGTGATGGCCACGGCGCCTTGCTGCTGCTCGGTGCGGAACGTCACAGCGAAGCCGTACTTCTGGAGCACCGGGCGGATCGTTTCGTTGATCTTTTCCAGTGGCGCGTACTTGGCCTTGTTGTGGCCTTCTGCCGTTTCGGCAACGGTGGGCAATTCAGCCTGCATAGCGGCCATGTCCGCGCTGAACGCCTGCATGGCGTTGCGGTTCATCACCCGCTCCTGCATATCCAGCAGGCGCTCCAGCTTGTCCATGTCGGCGTCGGGGTTCGTGGCCACCCGCTCAATCATTGCCAAGACGGCGCCGGTCTCGCCGGCAACGGCTGGCGCCTGGGCCTCTTGTCGTTCTGCCAGATCGTTCATGTTGTGCTCCTATCGAATAAAAGGCCCCCGGAGGGGCAAACAACAGATCAGCGCTCTGTCGTATCGGTGTCTCGGGCGATCAGCATCGCGTCGGCCATCTTGTAGGCGTCCAGCGCTACGCCGACCATCCAGTCCTCGGGTACGCACATTGTCGGAGCCTCTCCGCGCGCACTGGCCCGCCAGTCCTCCCACATATCCCGATAAATGGCCGGCAGCGCCTTTGCCGCGAAGTAGTCCCGCAGGTTCATGCCCTGGGTCTCTTTGACGGACTGCCCCTGCATGGCCATTTCGGGGTGGCCTACCGGAAACGCCGGGCCGCCGTCGTTGATCTGCTCACTCATAACTCGCTCCTTGCTACTCGTTGCGGGCAGTCGTAGCCCTCTGCTGTCTCTGCCGGCCAGTGACCCGCCGCGACCATGGCGCAGGCTTCGCGCTCCTCAGCCAGCGCATCGCGGTAGTCCTGCTCGCCGATAACCGTCATCAGGGCGACAAACGCAATGATCGTGGTGGCACCCATCAGGATTTCGCCAAAGCTGTAGTTGCTCATGTCGGCACTCCTTCGCGGCGCTTAATGCGCTGCATGATCTCGGCAAAAGTCTCACCACAAGGCTGGTGGTCGGTGCGGTCGTCGATGCGGCGGATGCCGTCGTGTGCGAAGTCCCACCCCGGAAACTCCTCAACCTTGAAATACTGATAGGGCTGCCCGCGCCAAGGGGACTTGTAGACGCCCGCCGTCCCCCGGATCGTCAAAACTGCGCCCCTCTTGACAGAACAACGAGGGTTTTGAGGCGAGCGCAAATAAACCACCCGATCCCCAGCCCGCAGCGGGCGCCCGTTTACGTCGTGTCCTAGAATCTCGCTCATGACCGTTCCTCCGGCAGGCGGAGAAGGCCGGCGTCGTAGATGTCAGACAGGGCGAATCGGAGGCGCGGGCCGTCTTTCAGGATGGTTGCCGCCACGGCCGCATCAATCGCCCGCTCCTTGTCGGATTTGAGGGGGCGGAAGCTGGTCGAACTCCAACCCCAATCGGTTGCGCACTGATAAACCGCTTCCGTGACGCCATCAGACTGAACGTGAGCAACAATTTCGCACTCGACCCGTTCTTTTCGCCGCCACACTTCGCACACCGTCCCAACCGGCGGCAGGCCATCCTCGGGGCCGCGCCATTGGGTGGGGCGGGGGATCAAGTCGCCCGCCGGGTTTGACTGGGAATTCCGCAGCGACGGCTCCCAGCCATCATTGGGGCAGTGGTGATACAAAACCCCATCGTCCATTTTGAACCACTTAAAATGCGCCGTGCGCTGCTCGTAGTAATGCGTTGCACCCTCCGGCGCCACCTCGTCCCAGTAAGCCGGATCGTTTTTCAGTCGCTGGACGTCAATCTCGCTCATGACACCGCCTCCGCAGTAATGTGTGTGCCTTCCAGTTCGGCTATGCCGTGGGTGATGGCGGCAAGGCGCTGGCGAGCCTCAGCGGGCGTATCGCCCAGCACCATAGTTCTGCCGCACTCGACGAGGCAGTAGAACGCCTTGTCGCCTTCCTCGAAGCGGATTAGGTCCAGCTTCTCGTCGATCTGCTTGATGCGTCGGTTCATCACGGCTCGTTCCTCCCTTCAAAAATCGTCTCCACCCAGCCCCAGGACGGGGCCGCTTTCAGCACCGCGTCGTGGAACGCATCCATCGCCTGACGCACATGCGGCGCCCAGGTCCGGCGAGCGTCGTCACCGGCAAATACGGCAAGGCGCACAATCTCCACCGGATCAATCTCGCCGTCGTCCAGAGCGTCCTGCAGTTGGCCGCGGCTCATGCCGAACGTCTGCCGGCGGAACTCGCTCAGGCACAGCGGGCGGAACTCGGCGGCGCCGAACACCAGGAACAGCACCAGAGCGTCGAACTCGGATTCCAGGTCTTCATGCGCGCTGAACGCGGTTTCGATTTCGTCAGACTTCAGGGCCTCCACCAGATACGCCTCGCACCACGCCTCGTAGGCGGCCAGCTTCGGATGCAGCGCATCCTGGTAGTCCCAATCGCTGGCGGCTTGATGTGCGTTCATGGTTCGCTCCCCTGCGGGTTGTCCGTGTTGATGGGCTTAGAATATGAACCGTAAGTACACTAGTCAAGAACCAAAAGTACATTTTCTCGGGATTATTTGTGACCGGTCAGTCACAAAAGGGGCGGGTCAGCGAAAAGCAGGCACAAAAAAGCCCGCGCTGGGCGGGCTCTTGGTGGGCTATGGCTGGCGGTTTACTGGCCGCCCACGCCTTGAAGGATAGGGGAGAGGTACTGCTGAACTATCCACCAGCCGCCGCCGAGCACGGCGAGCACCGCAACAAGGGCCGCAATCGCGGCCTGGGCGCGGGTCAGCATGTTCTTTTCGATGTTGTCGAGCCGAGACTCCACGCGGACCATGCCCATGCGCAGATCGTCGGTAATGCTTTCCAGGCGCTCAACTCTACGTTCCATATCGTCAGGCCCTCCGGGGCCGCCGCCTCTCTTTCGTGGTCTATTGTGCGCGGGCAGGCGTGCCGTGGCAATATCGATGACTTCAGGCTTGGTCATGATTGACCTCCGGCAAGAACGCTGTAGGCAATGCCCAAAGCATTAAAAAAACGGGTGTTCATACAGGTGCCACACGTCACCGGCAGGTAGACCATTGTCTTGTTTTCCAAGAAAACCACGTCCTGGTACAGGTACAGGATGTGCCCGCCAGAAATCCTGGTTATCTCCCAATCCTGGGACCCGCAGGCTTCGCATTTTGAGAACCCGCCGTTGTCGCTTAGAAACTCGGATAGCTGCTCGTAGGTGACACCCTCAAGCTCTTCGATGGTGGATATTTCCACATCCCCTCCTGGGTTGTTGTTATTACATCGGGTCGTACTTGCCGATCACTACGCCGCAGATGCTCCATCCGCCGTCGATCTTGATGATCGGCTCCGGCCAGTCCGGGTTGCCGGGTTTCAGGAACGGCTCGCCCTCGTTGAACTGGATCATCTTGAGGGTGACCTTCGCGTCGCTGTGGCGCTTGGCCACCACGAATTTGCCGCTATCCGGCGCACGGTCAGGGTCCACAATGACGATCTCGCCGCTGCGGATGCGAGGGAAATTGCTTTCGCCGTCGACGCGCAGGGCATAGGTGCGCGGCCCCGCCCCTGGCGGGCGGAAGGGCAGCCATTCGTCGGCCATGCCCGGCTCGAACGGGTCCTCCGCTTCGCAGAACTCGCCGGCCTGCACATAGCTGATGATGGGGATGCTGCCGTGATTGGCCGGCCCCGGCGCCACGTCATCGCCCCACGGCTCCAGCTCCTCGGCAACGCCCGCCACCATGGAGCCCTCACCATATTGAAGCCATTGCTGGCTGACCCGCAGCGCCTTTGCTATGACGCCCAGCTTTTCCTGCCGGGGCATGGCCTCGCCGTTGAGCCATTTGCTCGCGGCCTTCGGGGTGGCGCCGGCCAGCTTGGCAAGGCGAGCGCCCGCGCCCCGCTCCGGCCACCCCTCGTTTGCGGTGGCGCGGCGCAGGCGCGCGGAGAACCGTTTTCGCACTTCGTCAGCATGAACCATAGGTACATTATCTTTCTTCTTGAATGTACTTTCAGTTCCGTTATAAGATGTACCGAAAGTACATATCGGAACCGGAACTATGTCCTTCTTCAAATCAGTTATCGACTCGGTTGGTGGCGTCAAAGCGGCCTCCACAATCTGCGGGATCAGCCCTCGCGCCATGTACAAGTGGCTGGACAGCGGCTCCCTCCCCAGGACCGATTACACCGGCGAAACGAACTACGCCGACCTGCTGGCCGAAGCCTCGGACGGCAAATTCACCGCCGACGAACTGCGCGAGAAATTGCGCCCCGGATCACGCGCTGCCTGACCGGGGCGCTTTTTATTTGGCCGAAATCAGGCTTCCGACGCCTTCCGACGGCGTGGGAACGAGTAGGAGAGAGACGGATGGAGCAGGCAACCCTCTTTCACGAAGACATCTTCGAGGCGCTTCGCACCGACATCCTGATGCTGGGCGGGCCGAAGGTGGTGGGCGCGATGCTCAAGCCGGAAGCGGACCCGCAAGCTGCGGGCCGCTGGCTTTCCGACTGCATCAATACGGCCAAGGCCGAGAAGCTAGGCCTGGAACAGATGCTTTTCATCATGCGCCGCGCCCGGGAGCAGGGTTCGTCCGCCGCCATGTTCTTCATGGCCGATGAATGCGGATACAGCCGCCCGCAGCCGCTCGAGCCGGAGGACGAACGGGCGAAGCTCCAGCGGGAATACATCGGCGCCACCAAGGCGCTTGCAAAGATCGCTGAGCGTGCGGAGCGCCTGTTTGGGGGTGACGCATGAACGTAACCCTTCAGGTCGACACAGCGCCGCTCCGCGCCTACCTCAGCGAGGCCCAGCTACTTCTTGAAGATGTCCCGAAACCGGTCCTCGAAAGCTTTGGCCGCCTGTTTCTCGACGTCCTTCACGAGATCCCCGTAGGGCGTCTTTTTGCCACAACGGTCGCAGACGACGGGCGTCTCCTTATCGGGGTCGGGAGTGGTCTTGAGGGTCTTATGGCCGCACTGAGGGCACTTAAAAGCGATTTCACGCATGACTGAATTCTCCGGTGCTGTCTGGTCGCTCGTTCAGCATACCGGGAATCGCGTCACCTGCGCAGTGGTGAGGGTAGCGGGCTACCGCCCAAACACGAAAAAGCCCCGGCGCTTGCAGGCGGAACCGGGGCTTTAGATAGGACTGGAGGAAGTATGGCAAAGCCAGATCAAATTTACCAGCGGGGGGCACCATGAAGCTCGACGGACTGGATCACCCCAAGACTCTGGATTTCGCTGCTCGGCTCGATGTGATCCTGCCGCAGGCAATCGGGCACCTGGAGTTGCTGTGGGCGTTCGTTGCTCAGAAGACCCCGCACGGCAACGTCGGCAAGTGGCCGGACGGTGCCATAGCCCGCGCGTCACAGTGGAGTGGAGACCCGACTGTATTCGTGACTGCACTCTGCGAAGCAGGGTTCATCGACGAGCATCCCGCCCACCGCTACATCGTTCACGACTGGCAGGAACACGCGCCGCGATGGGTCGCTTCGAAGCTATCCCGAGCCAAAGAGTCGTTCTGCGTTCCGCATAGCCCGGTCGAAGCAAAGGCGCCTCAGAGCGATGAACCGGACAGCAGTGAAGAAAGCACAGAGAACAGTAGTGGCGACTACAGTCCTGACGACAGTGCCGACTCTAAGCCTAGTCAAGCCAAGTCTAGTCAAGCCAAGCCAAGCGAAGGCGAGTCTCCGCCTCCGGCGGGCAGCGCTGGCAAGCAGCGCAAGCTCACATACCCCGACGAGTTCGAGCAAGCGTGGAAGGGGTATCCCAAGCGACCAGGAAACAACAAACGCGATGCCTGCAAGGCCTGGGAGGCCCGTGTCAAAGCTGGGGCTGATCCTGATGACATCCTGGCCGGTGTCCAGCGCTACGCCGCGTTCTGCCGGATCACCGGTAAGACCGGCACCGAATTCGTGAAGCAAGGCGCCACGTTCTTCGGCCCCAGCGAGCACTACCTGGACGACTGGACGCCGCCGCCCCCTGGTGGTGGCTCCGGACAACGCCAGGAAACCCCCCACGAGCGCGGTCAGCGCATGGCGAGAGAGCGAGGGATCATCCAATGAACGCGAACGACTACCCCGAGTTTGTGACGCTGTGGACCCAGGTGTGCGAGGTGTACGGCAAGCCGCCATCCGATGGCGCCCTGGACCTGATGTTCAACGCACTGCGGCGCTTCGACCTGGACGCGATCAAGCAAGCCCTGACCGCCCACGTCAACGACACCCAGCACGGCGATTTCGTGCCCAAGCCCGCCGACATCGTGCGCCACATCGAGGGCGACGGTGACACCCGGGCGCTGTCCGCTTGGGCCAAGGTCGAGGACGCCATTCGCCGCGTCGGCCCGTACGAATCCGTGGTGTTCGACGACCCGCGCACCATGGCGGTCCTCGAGGAAATGGGCGGCTGGATCAAGCTGTGCGACGTGACCGACCGCGATCTGCCGTTCAAGGGCAACGAGTTCAAGAAACGCTATCAGGCGTACATCTCCCGCCCGCCGGAGCGACACCCGTCGAAGCTGCTGGGCATGAGCGAGGCGACGAACGCCGGGGAGCATGACCAGTTCGTGCCGGAGCCGCGCCTGATCGGCAACCCGCAGAAATGCCTCGCCGTGATGAAGCAGGGCGCCGAGGCACAACCCGGCATCAACCGACTGTCCGACGCGCTGGATGGCGTGGCGGGCCGACTGACCAGCAAGAGCGAGGTGGCGTGATGAGAAACGCATTTGTGTCTATTGCCGTGGTTGTGGCTGCCTCGATCGCCATGATCGGCCTCATGCAGCTGGGGGCGACGGCCACCGAAGTTCTGATCCTGATCGACTGCAAGCAGACCGGCGCGCACGACTTCGGCGGCGCAGTCATCACCTGCCAAGTGGAGGACTCCCAATGAACGTCCGCGAATCCAGCCTCATGGCCTACGACACCCTCAAGACCGCCGACCTGGGCCGGCAGCAACGCCAGGTGCTCGCCGGAGTCGCCCTGCTGATCCGCACCGGCCAGCACACCGATGGATGGGTCAGCCGCCGGCAGATCGCCACCATCACCGGCCTGGAAACGTCCACCGTGGCGGCGCGTACCAACGCCCTGGTCGCCGCCCGGCGGCTGGTGGAGTCCGAGGATCTGCGCCGGTGCCCGATTACCGGCCGGAACGTGCACATGGTTTCCCTGCCTGCGCCGGCGGGCGAGGAGGCGGCATGACCCCATTCACCGACACCCAAGCCGCTCTGGAAGAGGCCCAGTTCCAGGCCGAAATGACCGGCTGGCCCCAGGCCATCGTCAACACGCCCGAGGGCATGGCGGTTGTGGCGAAACACCGGGCGCATGGGATGGAGATTCTGGAGGTGGTGCATGGCTAAACAGAAACGCACGGTCCTGCTCCGCGTTACCGATGACGGGGCTTTCGTGCCGGCTGACGACCTGAGTAAGCAGTTGCTCCGTCAGCGGAAGATTCGCCGGGGCGACCTGGTGTCTGCCGACCCGAAGAAAGCGCGCAATCCCACCGCCTGGAAGCGGGCACACAAACTGGCCCAGTTGCTGATCGAGAACCTGGACGACTTCACCAACATGGATGCGCACAGCGTACTGAAACGCCTGCAATTCGAGGCGGACATCGGCTGCGAGCGCATGGACGTGAAGGTGCCCGGCTACGGCGTGGTCAGCCAGCGGTGGCCTAAATCCATGTCCTTCGACCAGATGGACGAAGGTGAATTCCAGCAGGTCTACGGCCAGTTCTGCCAGCACATCATCGACATGTACTGGAGCGGGCTGACCCAGGACCAGATCGAGCAGATGAGCAATCTGCTGGGGGTGGCAGCGTGAAGCGAATCTATTTTGTGGTCAGCAGAGGATCTTATCCAGGCGGCGCTATCGTTTCCCGTCGAGAATTTTTGGTGACCGGGTCGATTACCCGGCAGATGGACAAGGTAGAGGATTTTATTCAAGAGCATTCCGAGGAGCTGGGCCGGCCATTAAACGGGCCGCCTGTCATTTCCTGGTTTAAGTGCGTTGGCGTTGTGATTTTTGGTCGCCAGTGGAGGTGGAGCTGATGCAAGGCGGCAAAGCACCCACGGCAGCCCAGCGCCGGTGGCATCAATGGCTCCGCGACCAGGGCTGCGCCTGCTGCGGCATGCCGGCGGAGATTCACCACTGCGTCGGGTCCACCGGCAAGCACCGGAAGGTGTGGATAGGCCAAGATTTTGTGATCCCACTTTGCCCGCGCCACCACCGGCACGAGGCCAGCATCGACAAAAACACCGCCCAGTTCGTCACCGAGTATTACGGCTCACCCCGGGACATCGGCCGGCGGGGCATGGAGAAGCGGATATTTGCCGGCCTGGTGGCGCACTACCGGCGCATGAAGGGCGAGCTGCCGTGTTCGGCGGAGGTGCTGGCCGCGATTGAGGACTACCACAAGTGAGGTTGATATGAGCGAGCAATACCGAATAGTTCTGGATGGGCCGGAGTCGTACGAAGCCCTGGAAAATGCCCAGCGCCACGGCTGCCAGCTGCAGCTCTGCTCCGTGGGGCATTGGGAACGCTGGCAGGACTTCCCGAACGATATTCAAAACGACCTCCGGGCGTTTCCTCCTAGCCGTTATCGGGCGGTTGTGCCTTCCCTCGGCCATGCCGAGGATGAGGCGCCTTTTGCCTACTGCTTCACTGATGTAAACGGGCGTCCGACTGAATTTACGGATGGGCCGGAGCATGCCGCCCCCGAGGACTCGCGTATCATCACGGCGCTATTCAAGCGTGGAGCGCCGAAAGCAACCGTGCCAGAGGGTGTTCTGGAGTGGATTCAATCCGCCCAGGGCCTGATGCGCGCCCTCGGTGAGGCCAGTGGATGGAAAGAAAAAGCCGAAGAGATTGACCCTCTGCTTTCTGCCTGGAGGCGAGATCTAGTGCCAAGCGCCGCGATTCCGGAGGTTGGCGGGCATCTTGAGAACGAAATGGCATGGGCTTTCGCCTGGGCGCTGCCAACCGCTGAGTTACGGCGAAAGATGCTTTCCGGCACGCACCTGAAAAATGCGCTTCGGTCGGCCTTGGCGGTGCTTGCCTCGGAGATTGAAGGCAAAGGCCGTTCTGCCGCATGCAGTCAGTGCGGGAAAATGACTACAGCTCACAGCATAGAGGCTCACCGGTGCTGGGATTGTGTGCACGGCACACAGGAGGGCGGCGAATCATGAGCGTGATTACTTACTGCGATGCCTGCCGGAAAGAGGCGGGCACTCATAAACGCCGCGTCGAGATGCGTTCCCACATCGGCCACACCGGCGACATGGAGTATTACCCTCCGATCGGCCATTTCCAGTATTTCGACCTGTGCAACACCTGTTCCAACGTCGTGGAGACGGCAGCCTATGACGCGATTCTCCGCCTTCAAGCAGGGAAGGAAGGTGAGTGATGAATAAAATTTACGCGATCATGAAAGGTGACAATCTACTGGAAATCTCCACGGATCACGCGGAGGCGCGGGAAGTAGCTTATACCTGCTGTGCAAAGGTGGTGGGAATGGTGCCGGTCGGCGCGGCAGTTAAGGCCCTCAATGACGCCCAATGCGACCAGGCCCGCCGCACGAAGAAAGGAGATGGCTCATGAAGGTGATGATCCTCAAGACCGATGACCACCTGGGCGTGAAAGAAGGCGAGGTGTACGACGCCCAGCGGTACCACCTGGACCCCCACGAAAAAGTGACGCTGCTAGCGCGCGACCCGGACGGCTACGACCCATCCTGCAACCAGTATTTCGATGAAGTGGCGTTCTGGATTCAAGGCCAGTGGTGCCGGGTTATTGATAGCGTTTACACCCCCATGGAACCGCAGCCTACCCGCCTCTGCGCCGGGGAAACGGAGCCCTGACCGATGATCCCTAGCGAAAGCCAGGAGCAGACCACCGTGATCCGCTGGTTCGACCTACAACACGCCGCCTACAAGGGCTGGCTGGTGGCCGTGCCCAACGGCGCCCACCTGGCCGGCAGCGGGAAACAACGGGCAGCGAAGATGGCGCGGATGAAAGCTGAGGGTCTGCGCCCGGGATTCCCAGACCTGTTCCTGCCCGTGCCGGCGCACGGCTTCCACGGACTGGCCATCGAAATGAAGCGGCAGAAGGGCAGCACCACCAGTCGGGAGCAGCTGGACTGGCTCAGCTGGCTGGCCGAGCAAGGCTACATGACGGCGCTGTGTAAGGGCGCCCAGGCGGCCATGGACACGATCAATTCGTATTTGGGAGAGGCAAATGGCTAACGCAGCAGACTTGGCAGGCGAGCTGATCGAGGAGCGGGACGCAGCGCGTGAGCAGGTGATTGCGGCCCGGCGTCAGCAGTTCGAGAGCGAGTCCGAAACCCACTGCGTGGAGTGCGAGGACGAAATACCGGAGCGGCGGCGGGCACTGGGCGGGGTCACCCGCTGCGTGGACTGTCAGGGCATTTTTGAGGCGAGAGGGCGGTGATATGGCGTACATCAACGCGGAAGCGGAATTCGCACTGGAGCAATGGGGTATCTGGAGTCGCCGGCAGCGGCCGGGCCCCAAGGATGCGATAAGCTGGATGGGGCCCATGATCGACCGGATGGTGGGCCAGATCGTGGACGACAGTGGCTATCCGGTTCAGGCCTGGGAAGATCGCGACCTGGAAGCGTTCGATTCCCACATCATGCACCACATCCGGGTCAACAATCAGCCGGTGTTCCAGACGCTGAAAACCTATTACGGGGACTCGTCGGACGAATACCGGTGCGTCAGCAAGAGCGAGCTGGCCCGGCGCCTGAAGGTCAACCGGGACACTGCCGTGAAGCGCCTGGAAATCGGCATCAACATGGTGGCCGCGATGCTATCCATGGCCGCCTGACCAGTGACCAAAAATCCACTGGCCGGGTGTTGACTGCCCGGCAGTCCACGGGTATAAAAGAGCCATATTCGAGAATTGCCTCTAAGCCTCAGCCCCGCGCTGGGGCTTTTTGCGTTCTGGACCCCCAATCACCGGCAAATGGTGAACCCTTCGGCCCGCCTTGCGCGGGCTTTTTTATGCGAGGTGTGCGATGGACTGGAGCCGCTGGCCGAATTTCTCAGCCGGGGAATTCCGGTGCTCGCACACGGGCAAGGACGGCATGGACCCTGCGTTCATGGACCGCCTCCAGGCCCTGCGCACCGAATACGGCAAGCCCATGGTCATCACTAGTGGGTATCGAGACCCGTCGCACCCCATTGAGGCCCGTAAATCCTCGCCGGGCGCTCATGCCAGCGGCCGGGCGGCTGACATTGCGGTTCGCGGCGGCGATGCCCTGCACGTTATCGAGCTGGCGTTGGCCCTCGGATTCACCGGCTTTGGCGTCAATCAGAAGGGCGGGAGCCGGTTCATCCATTTGGACGATCTGCCCAACAACACCGGCCGGCCACGGCCCTGGATCTGGAGCTACTGAGGTGAGCGACCTTCGGAGCTTCATCCAGCGCAACGGCTGGGCAAAGATCCTGCTGGCGCTGTGGGGGCTGACCCTGACCACCCTGGTGGTGATCAAGGTGTTCTTTGACCCGCCGAACATACCGGCCGGCACCGCCGCCGCGTTCGCCACCCTGTTCGCTCTTCCTCCTCTGGTGGTGAAGTTCTGGCAGTGGCAGCGGGATAAGCCCGAATGAGCTGGGCCGTGCTGCTACAGAAGGGCGGGCCCTACGCGGTGGTGTTGGCCGTTGTTGCGGCAATCGCCGCCGGCGGTTGGGTGGGCCGTGGCTGGTATGAGGATAGCCAGGACCTGGCCGAAGAACGGGGCGCCCAGGCCGCCATCGACGCTGCCATGGCCCGCGAATCCAAGATCGCCGAGAAGGTGGAGACCCGTCTGGCCGATCTGAAGGCCAACGAACGCATCATTGATCGCGGGGTGATCCGTGAAATCCAGAATCCTGTTTATCGCAATGTGTGCGTGCCTGACTCTGGCCGGCTGCTCATCAACGCGGCCGCCCGAGGCGAGCCCGTACCAGGAGAATCTGATGACCCGCTGCCCCGAGACTCTCCCGACCCTGAGTAACGGCGAGGCGGGCACGGTCCTGCGCACCATGACCGAGTGGGCCAGCCAGTATCACGACTGCGCCACCCGGCATAACGGCCTGATCGAGGCCATCGGAAAATGAAGCGCTGGCTGTACACCACGGTGTACGCCCTGACGCTGACCCTGATTATCGTTTTTCTTTTCTGGCTTGTGGCTGCGTGGATTGCGCGGCAATGGTGGAGATCGTCCCGGGATGACACATGAGGCACCCAACGAAATGGACAGTATCCCTCTGCGGGTGAACGACCTCGAGCGCGGTCAGGGTCTCCACGACCACCGGCTGCGCGTACTGGAAGAGGAGAGGCTCCCGCATCGAATGGCAATCACCGAGCGCAGCGCCGAGCAGGCCCTCAAGGGGGTGGATGACCTCAAGAGCGAGGTGGCCGGCCTGCGTGACGATCAGCTTGCCGGATTCCAGCGGCTGGGCAAGTCCATCGACAAGATCATGAGTTTGTTCAGGGGCGCCATGTGGGCGTTCGGCATCGTCGGGACGTTACTGGTAATTCTGAATATCGCCGTGGATCTGATCCCCAAGATCGACGCCATGATCATCGAGAAGAACCCGCCGGCGGAGGCGGGCGAGTAAGCCAACCCGGGCGGTGCCCGGCAACGATTAACTGGGCGGGGCCCAGGATAGGAGGACTCAGCGGTGCTGACTCCCAAACAGCAGACATTTGTCCAGGAGTATCTCAAGGACCTAAATGCTACCCAGGCCGCCATAAGGGCCGGGTACAGCCCAAAGTCCGCGTACTCAACAGGGGAGCGCCTGCTGAGGAATGCTGAAGTGGCTGCTGCTGTGGACAAGGGCAAGCGGGAGCGCTCAGAGCGCACCAAGGTTGATGCTGACTACGTTCTGAGGCGACTGCACGACATTGATCAGCTCGACGTGCTGGACATCCTCGACAATACGGGCAACTTCAAGCCCATTTCGGAGTGGCCCAAGGTCTGGCGCCAATCAATTACCGGCGTGGACATCCAGGAGATCATGTCCGGGGATGTTGAAACCGTGGTCCGGAAGATTAAGTGGCCAGACAAGCTCAAAACCATCGAGCTCCTGGGTAAGCATGTCGACGTGAAGGCGTTTGAGGCTGAAAGGGAGAGCGGAACGGAGGATCTTGCGGCCTCGCTGAGCAAACTGGCCGATAAGCTGCCGGGATGAATCCAGCCCTGGAGCGCCAGTATAAGCGCTGGTATCCCCTGAAGGATATACCGGAGCAGACGCGCCTCATTACTGAGGACGTGCGATTCAAGGTGGTTCCGGCCGGCCGGCGCTCAGGGAAGACGGAGCGCGCCAAAAGGTACCTGGCCAAACAGGCGATGCGGCACGCCGGTGAGCTTTACTTTCTGGCTGCGCCGACGCGCGACCAGGTGAAGAAGATCTTCTGGGATGACATCAAGGCGCTCACTCTGTCAGCCACACACCCCAAGGCGCCCAGTGAATCAGAACTGAAGGTCTTCATGCCCAACGGCACGGAGATTCATCTCATCGGCCTCGACAAGCCCCAGCGCATCGAGGGTACGCCCTGGACCGGTGGCGTGATCGATGAGATCGCCGACGTTAAGGCCAGGGCCTGGGAGGCCAACATTCTCCCGGCCCTCAATACGGTGACCCCGGAGCGCCCTGATTATCGGGCGTGGTGCTGGCTTATCGGTGTTCCGGACGGCCTAAACCACTATTACGAGTTATACGAATACGCCCGCACGGCCAACGATCCGGAGTGGGCCGCGTATCACTGGAAAAGCGCAGAGATTCTGCCGCCGGACGTGATTCAGTCTGCCCGGCGGGTGATGTCGCGTAAGCAGTACCTCCAGGAGTTCGAGGCCAGCTTCGAGACTGCTACAGGGCGGATATACGAAGACTACGGGGCCGAGAACACCACCGAGGCAACGATTCAGCCTCACGAGCAGCTTTGCTGGATGCATGACCAGAACTTCACGCCCCTTTCCTCTGCGGTCGGCGTTGTGCGAGGCGATGATCTGTATCTACTGGATGAGATTGTCCTCACCAGCGCCATTAGCCGGCAGTCGGCGGAAGAGTTTGTGGAAAAGTTCCGCGACCACAAAAACAAGCACGTTCTGATCTACGGTGACCCGGCAGGCCGAGCAGGCGAGAAACACGGGCACAAATCGGACTACACCGAGATAGAGGATGTGCTTCGACAGAACGGATGGCAGTTCACCAGAAAGGTGAAAAAGGCGGCCCCGGCCATAAAGGATCGGCAGAACGCCGTGCGCGCCAGGGTTCTTACTGCGTCAGGTGAGCGTCACCTTTTCGTGAATCCGAATACCGCGCCCTGGTGCCACAAGGGCATGGCCACCGTTCAGCTCAAGGATGGCTCGACGTTCCAGGAAGATCAGCGGAACGACTACCAACACATCACCACGGCTATCGGCTACATGGTGGATGTGGAGTGGCCCACTGAGGCCGCTGCCAGCATCGGCCCCATCAAGTTCATGAGGTAACAGAATGCCCGTTGAAACGCTCCACCCTGACTACGAGCGCCACGAGAAGAAAGCGCGACGGGTTCGGGATGCGGTTGAGGGCTCTGACGCCATCAAGCGGCGCGGCACCGAGTATCTGCCGAACCCTGATCCAGACGATCTGGACCGGTACGCGAACTACAAGATGCGGGCGCTGTGGCTTGGCGTCACGAAACGCACACACGACGGCATGCTGGGCGCGGTGTTCCGCAAGAAGCCGGAGGCCGAGCTGCCGTCCGTTATTGAGTACATGCGCGACGACGCCGACGGATCAGGCATGAGCCTGACGCAGTTCGCCCGTGGCGCGGTCTCGGACACGGCCACGAACGGACGTGACGGCGTGCTGGTGGATTACCCGGAGGCCGAGGATGGGCTGACTCAGGAGCAGGCACAAGGCCTGCGGGCCACGCTTCGCGCCTACCCCTCGAATACCATCACTAACTGGCGCCGCGACGGCGAGCAACTGGCCTTGGTGGTCCTGCTCGAGCACTACGACGAGCCGGTCGATGAGTTCCAGGTCAACCAGGAGAAGCAATACCGCGTCCTGAGCCTGGATGATCAGGGTTACTACGTTCAGCGGGTCTTCCGGCACAACGAGGAGGTGGCGCGCTCAGAGCCTCGCATGGCGAACGGTGAGCGGTGGCCGTTCATCCCGTTCCAGTTCATCGGCGCCGGGAACAACGACGAGCACCCCGACAATCCGCTGCTGCTGGACATCGCAGACGTGAACATCGCCCATTACCGCAACAGTGCGGATCTGGAAGAGGCGTCGTTCATCGTCGGCCAGCCCATGTTTCACGTCGATGTGGGCGACACCAGCACCCAGGAATGGAGCGACCTGAACCCCAACGGGGTGACCGTGGGCGCCCGCCGGGGCATCCAGACGAAGGGCGGCAAGGTTGAGCTGGTCCAGGCCGAAGAGCGAAACCTGCCCCTGAAGCTCATGGAGCAGAAAGAGGCCCAGATGCTCGCCATCGGCGCCAAGCTCATCGAGCAGCGCGGCGGCAACGAGCGAGAGGAGGCCGTGAAAGCCCGGACGGGCGCCGAGAACGCCAACCTGTCCACCCTGGCCGACAACGTCAGCGACGGTCTCGAGAATTGCCTGGAATGGGCAGCCCTGTTCATGACCAGCGCCGATGTGTTCGATGACATCAAGTTCCGGCTCAACCAGGAATTCTACGAGCAGGGCGCCGACCCGCAGATGGTCATGGCGCGCATCCAGGAAGTGGACCGGGGCCTGATCGCCAAAGCGGATTACCGGGCCTGGCGCCGCAAGACCGGCGGCATTGACCCCGACCGCACCGATGAAGAGATCGACGCGGAGGTCCAGACCGGGGGCCTTGAGCTTTGACCTCGCACGGCAAGCTCCTTGAGGCCCTGATCCGGCACCAGATTTACATCCAGCAGTATGCCGGCGGCCAGGTTAAGCGAGCGCTGCCGATTCTGCGACAGCTTGCCCGGGACTTGCGGGCCAGGATTGCCGCCGCTACGGAGTTCCAGGCAGGGCGGATGGTGGCCCTTGAGCGCGACCTGCGGGAAATCATCGTCCACGCCACGACCGGCATTCAGGGCGCGCTGGAGCTTGAAGACTTCGCCGAGCAGGAAGCCGGATTCGCGGCAAGACTGCTGGCCTCCGGCGCCACGGTGGAGATTCGCCAGGGCTTCACCCCTGAGCAAATCCGGGCGATCACCACGCGCAGCAAGATGACGCTGCTGAGCGGGAAAACCCAGAAGCGGCTCACGATCCGCCAGGCCTTTGACGACTTCGCCCAGGGCGTTGGCCGCGACAGCATGCGCGTGGTCCAGGCGGGTGTCCTGGAAAGCAAAACGACGGATGCGATGGCCCGGGAGGTGTCCCGGCTGGTCACTACGCGGTCCCGGCAGCAGGCCGAGGCAGTCATCCGCACGGCCACAAACCACATCGGCGCCACGGCCCGCGATGAGGTGTACCGGGCCAACGCGGACATTCTCGAGGGTGAGCGCTTCATGGCCACCCTGGACAGCCACACAACGATCACCTGCGCCGGCCTGGACCGCACCCTGCATCCGCTGGGCCAGGGGCCGCGCCCGCCACTCCATTACCGGTGCCGCAGTATCCGGGTGCCGGTGGTGAAAGAGGAATACCGGCTCGGCGGCTTGGGCGAACGCGCCAGCATGGATGGGCCGGTGGATAACCAGCTGACCTATGGCGGCTTCCTGCGCCAGCAGAGCAAGGAATTCCAGGATGACGTGCTGGGGCCGCGCCGCGCGGCGCTGTTCCGCTCCGGCAAGGTCAAGATCAACCAGTTCACCGATGACGCCGGCCGGGTGCTGACGCTCGATCAACTGGCGGCCCGTGAGGGCCTGACGCTTTAAACCAACACCGGATCACCAGGGTCGTTTCGGCGGCCCTTCTTATGCCTGCGGGGCAGGCGAAACCAGCAAACGGGGTTTGCAGACATGGCACTGAAATTCGAGATCACCAAGGAAGAGTTCGAGGCGCTGGAAGAGGCTCAGCAGGCCTTGTACAGCGAGCACGGCGACGGCTACCGCCTCCAGGTGGAAGGCATCGACCCTGCCGACGAACTCAAAGAGGCCCTGCGCAAGGAGCGCGAAGAGCGGGCCGAGGCGAAGCGCAAGCTTCAGGAATTCGAGAGCGAGGCGGAGAAGCGCGAGCGGGAACGCCTCGAGAAGCAGCAGGAATGGGAGCAGCTCTCCAAGACGGAGCGCGAGCGAGCCGAAAAGCTCGACAAAGAGCTGGCCGAGTTGCGCGACAAGGTCGCCAACAGCGAGCGCACCGCCACTGCTGAGGGCATTGTGGCCGGCCTCATCGACAAAGAGGCAACCGGTGGCGTGCAGCGCTACGGCCTGCTGAAGAAAGAGGCCCTGCAGTTCATTGCCCACACCCCGGAAGGGGTAAAGATCAACGGCCCGGACGGCGAGGCGTGGGACGCCAAGCAGTTGGGCAAGTATCTGACCGAGCAATACCCGTTCCTTGTGGACGGCAGCAAAGCGTCAGGGGGCGGGGCTCCCGGCGGGAAAGGCGGCGGGGCTGCCAGAAAGAAACTCTCCGAAATGACCGACAAGGAGCGACTGGAGTGGAAGCAGGAAGACCCCGAGGGGTTCCGCGAAGCTCTGCGCTCGAAATAACGAGGTAATTTAAAATGGCTACTGTCCGCCTGTCTGACGTCCAGTTCGACGAAGACGTATACCTGTCCTATCTGCAAGAAGATCGCACTGACCGGAACGCCTACATCGCGTCTGGCGTGGCGGTCACCAATGAGCAGCTTAACGCCCGCGCCGGTGGTGAAGGTGAGATCACCTCCATCCCGTACTGGAAGGATCTGAACGCTGATAACGAAAACCTCAGCAACGACGACCCGGCCGACTACGCGACCCCGGAGAAGATCGGCACCGGTCTGATGACCGCCCGCAAGCTGTTCCTCAACAACGCCTGGCAGTCCGCCAACTTGGTGTCCAGTCTCATTGGATCTGAAGACCCGATGCGCCAGATTGCCAGCCGCACCAGCGCCTACTGGGATCAGCGATTCGCTGCCCGGATTCAAGGCGCGACCCTGGGCATCTTCCTCGATAACGAGGGCGGCTCCGGCGACATGATCTTCGACATCTCCGAAGAGGATGACTCCGCCGTAACCGACGCCGACCGGTTCAACTACGCCGGCTTCGTCGACGCGGTGGCAACCATGGGCGAATCCGACGATGCGCTCACCCTGATCGGCGTGCATCCGAAGACCCTGGCGCGCATGCGCAAGGAAAACAACATCGAGTACATCCAGGACTCGGAAACCGGCCTGATGATCCCATTCTACAACGGCAAGCGCGTGGTGGTGGACAAGAAGCTGCCTGTGATCGCCGGCACCACCTCCGGCAGCCGCTACGTGACCGTGCTGTACGGCCCGGGCGTGTTCGGCTACGGCTCAGGCTCTCCGAAGTACCCGGTGGCCGTGGAGATGGACGAGCTGGCCGGTAACGGCGCGGGTGTCGAGACCTTGGTCGAGCGCAAGGAGTGGCTGATCCACCCGGAAGGCTACCAGTTCACCAGCAACAGCGTGGCCGGCCAATCCCCGACCGTGGCCGAGTACCAGGCTGCAACCAACTGGGAGCGCCAATACGAGCGCGAGAACGTGGCTCTGGCCTTTTTCGTCCACAACTGAGCGAGCCGCCTTCGGGCGGCTTTTTCTTCGGTTCAACCTATAGGTGCTGAAATGACCGAGACCACCGAAACCAAGGCGACACAGAAGCTGAACAAGGACGGGTTTGTTCCCGGTCAGCTCCTGAGCGCCCAAGACATCGCCAAGCTCGAAAAGGCGCGGCGTGATCGTGAGCGAGCCAAAAAGAAGGGCAAGCCAGCCGGCAGTCCTCCGGCAAAGACTGATGGCGATGGCGCAGGAGACGCGAATGCAGTAGGCAAGAAAACCTACTGGAAGAATTCGGAAACCGGCGAAGTCGGCGTCACCGAAAAGGGCGACGTGCTGCCCGAGGGCGTTGAAACCATCACCAAGGCACAGCACGACGAAGCCACCAAGACCCAGGAATAACCGATGACCGATTACATCACCGTTGCGGACGTGGACCAGATTCTGGGCGTTGACTGGGCAGAGGAGGGCGACAAGTCCGCCGCTGTGCTTCAGGCCAACGCCTGGATGACGGCCCGCTCCGTGGTGGCGGGTGACCCGGTAGAGGGCGCCATCAAGACCGCCGGGGCTTACCTGGCACAAGAGGCGGCCGCCGGCAACCTGTACGCCGACACTCAGGGGGACATCAAACGCACCCGGGTGAAGGCGGATACGGTGGAATCGGAAACGGAGTACCAGGACGGCGCCCGGGCTCGCTCGGGCAACCTGTCCTTTGTCTTTGACCTGCTCCGGCCGTATTTCCCGGTCGGTGGCGGGTCCACATTCCCGGTGCGGAGAGCCTGATGGGTCTTCGTGCTGACGTTCAAACCGGCATCGCCGCGGCGTTCGATGACGCCCTGGCTGATGCGGTGCGCAGTTTCACCCTGACGCGGGTGACCGGCACCGACTACGACCCCCTCACTGGCAAAGAAACCCCGGCCACCGAGACCTTCCAGGGTCGCGGGGTGTTCGGGGGCTTCAAGACCGAGCAGGTGGACAACGAGCACATCCTGGCCACCGACGAGAAGCTGACCGTGCTGCAAAGCGAGATCAGCACAGACCCCGTAATCGGCGACGACATCAGCGGCAAGCGGGTGATGAACACCTGGCAGGATCCGGCCTCCGTCGCCTGGATTGTGCAGCTGAGGGACGCATGAGCTTCGCGGCGGACGTGCAGAAATTCAGCCGGATGGCCAGCCGGTCCCTGGAACAGACCGCCCGGGCTGTGGAAATCCAGGTTTTCGCCGAGGTGATCAACCTGTCGCCCCGTCGCACCGGCCGATTTGTCGGCAACTGGCAAATCTCCCAGGGCGCCCCGACCGACGGCGAGCTGGCCCGCGAGATCGAGAAGCAGCAGGCCATCAACGAGATGAACGAGGTGGTGGCCGCCCTCAAGGGCGGCGGCGTGACGTTCATGGCTAACAACCTGCCGTACGCGCACCGTTTGGAGTTCGAGGGCTGGTCCAGGCAGGCCCCGGAGGGCATGGTCCGCCGGACCGTGGCCCGGTTTAACCAGATCGCCGACGAAGCCGCTAAGAAGAACCGCGTATGAGATTCCTCGACGTTCGCAATGCGCTGGTGCTGAGCTGGCTGGATGGCGATTTCGGCCTGACCACGGCGTTCCCGAACAAGGATTTCACCCCGGGCACGGATCCGTGGGCGGCTCTGTTCGTGGTGCCGAGCCAGCCGGGCGTGGCCTCCCTGGGCGACCAGGGCCAGGATCGGCACGACGGATTCTTGCAGATCGACCTGAACCACCCGCTCAACGACGGAGACATCCCGGCCATCACCCTGGCCGATCAGATCGCCCGGCGGTACAAGGCGGGCACGCGCTTCAACGCGCCAGCCCTGTCCGAGACCCTGATCGCTGATTTCCGGGCCCAGGAGTTCCTGGTCTGGGATCCGCTGCCGGTACTGATCCGCTCCTGCGGCTACGAGCAGCCTCGGCGGGTCGAGAACTGGTCCCGAACCACGATGACGATTTACTACAGCGCCTGGATCAGCCGGGCGACTGCCTCGGGCTGAGCAGCTGTTCCGCCGCATCAGCGGGCCACAACAGCCGCCCATTGGGTAGTTTTCGAGGGGTGACACCGAAGTAACTGCCGGTCTGGCAGAGTCGCACGCGGATAGATTCCGGCTTGATGCCGATTTGTGCGCTGAACTGAATGGTGGTCAGGCCACCCTGATAAACACTTTTCATTTTTCAGAACTCCATTAAGTGGAGCCCTAACAATCGGCGTTAAGCGGATAGCAAAGGGGCGAGAATAAAATTCGTTTCATCCATTCAATCTTCGCCCTTTTTGGGGGATGAAATTAAGCAGAGGCTATACAGAATGAATCCTATCTACCCCGATCGTCCCCACGACCCGGATTTGGAAATCGACCCTGGCAGAGAGATGGCCAGTCCAATTGCCACCTATGCGTTTGACCAAGCGGCCGAAAACCTTAGAGCAAAAGTGCAGAGGGCGGTTGATGAGTTTCACCAGGCGACAGGTGGATTGTGCGCTCCGTCTCTGGATGTGACCAGCACCCCGATCACAACCATGGGCCAATCCGTTCATCGCTATATCAGCAAGGTGGACGTTGAGCTGGAACTGAGAACCGTTTAAAGCCGCTGCGCCCTACCGTCGTGAGACGTGGGGGCGCGGTGCATTAATCCCCGAAGGGCTGCCATTTGGCGGCCCTTTTTTGTTTCTGGCCGTCGTGAGACGACCCAAACGCCCCGTCGTGAGACGTGGCTTTCCCAATGACGGAGGTTCGATATGGCCTGCCCTGCAAACGGCTCACGCCACTCTATGGCCCTGGTGGCCGAAACCGAAGCCGGCACCACTCCGGCAACCCCCGCGTTCACCCCGATTCGCCAGACCGGCACCACGCTGGCCCTGACGAAGGAGGCCCTGCAAAGCAACGAGCTGCGTGCCGACCGGCAGATCGCCGACATGCGCCACGGCAACAAGCAAGTGGGCGGCGACATTTCCACCGAGCTGAGCTACGGCGGTGCCTTCGGCCCGATGCTGGAGGCTGTGCTGTGCGGCACCTGGGAAGCGGACACCCCGTCCGTCGGCACCGACACCCTCAAGGCGGGCGTGGTGCGCCGGCCGTTCACCATCGAGCGGCACTTCGCGGACATCGGCCAGTACCTGCGTTACCTGGGCTGTGAGTTCAACACCTGGAACCTGACCGTCTCCACCAACGCCATCGTAACCAGTTCGTTCAGTCTGGTGGGGCGCTCCATGGATGCGCCGGCGCAGACCCCGATTGCCGGCGCCACCTATCAGGACGCGAGCACCACCAGCCCGTTCGATTCGTTCTCCGGCCAGATCAACGAGGGCGGCGCCTCGATTGCGACCGTGACCGAGCTGTCCCTCACCCTGGAGAACGGTCTGTCCCCGCTGTTCGTTGTGGGCTCGGATACGGCGGAGTGCGTGAGCATCGCCCGCTCCAACCTGACCGGCTCGATCACCACCTTCTTCGACAGCGTGGCGCTCTACGAGAAGTTCCTGAACGAGACCGAATCCAACCTGGAGTTCACCCTGAGCGACGGCACGAACGCCTACACATTCAGCCTGCCGCGCGTGAAGTACAACTCCGGCCAGCCGGACGTGTCCGGCGAGGGCGAAGTCACCGTGTCCATGGATTTCCAGGCCCTCTATGACGCCACCGAGGAAAGCCAGATCGTGATCCTGCGGGGTGCTGCATGAGCATGAAGGAATTCTTCACCCGCGAGAAAGCCAACGAGGGCACCAAGGTGCCCCTGTCCCACCCGGATGGCACGCCTACCGATTACCACCTCGTTATCCGCTCCCAGTGGGCGGACGCCTTCCAGCAGGCCAAACAGGACGCCTACCGGCAGGATATGGAGGCCCTGGCAAAGGGCGAGGCCGTGGACAGCACCGAACGCCATGTAACGCTGTGCGCGGCCCTGGTGGCCGGCTGGGACCTGGAGGAGGAATTCACCGAGGAGAATGTGAAGACCTTGCTCCGCGAAGCCCCCCAGCTTCGGGACATGATCGACCGCCATGCCTCGCGTGATGCGCGTTTTTTCAGGAAGCCGTCCACCGACTCTACGAGTGGGCGGAAAAAGAAATAGCGGACACGATCCCGGACCCCAAGACCGGCACCAGCCGCCGGCAGCAGCTTGAGGCGGTTTACCGCCAAACCGGCAAGAAACCCAAGAGCCTGAGAACAGAGCCGCCCCCGGAAGGCACCGCCTACCTGTGGGGCTGGTTCTGTGAGCTGGGCGATTGCTCCTACACCGAGATCCACCACTGGGCCGCACTGAAGCGCGTTCACCTCCTGCCCTGGGAAGTGGATGTGTTGCGGCATCTGGATCACCTGAGATCGAAGGCATGGCATGACCGAAACAGCGCGTCTCGTACTAGCCGTTGACAGCCGTGAAGTCGACCGTGGCCAGCGGTCCCTGGATGGCCTGACCGATAAGTCACGCCGGGCCGAGCAGGAAACCGAGCGGCTCACCCGTGCCACCGACCAGCTGGGTGGGGCGTATCGCGGCCTGCGCAATGTCCTGGCGGCGGTGGGTATTGGTGTGGCGATCCGCGCCGTTGTTCAGGCGTCCGACACCTACTCCGAGCTGCGCTCCCAGCTGAGGCTGGTGACCGAGAGCCAGGAGGAGCTGAACGAGACCTACGAGGCGGCGTACAAGCTGGCCCAGGAGACCCGTGGCGGCCTCGGCGAGACTATCAATCTGTACGCCCGGCTGGCTCGCTCCAGTGAAGAGCTGGACCTGACCAACCAGCAGCTGTTGACGGTCACCCGAGCGATTAACCAGTCGTTCGTGGTCTCCGGCGCCAGCGCGCAGGAAGCGGCCTCCGCCACCCTCCAGCTTTCCCAAGGCATGGCCTCCGGCACGCTGCGCGGCGAGGAGCTGAACTCGGTCCTGGAGAACAGCCCCCGCCTGGCGCGCGCCATTGCTGACGGCCTGGGCGTGACCATCGGCCAGCTGCGGGAGTTGGGGGCCGAGGGCCAGCTGACCGGCTCGGCGGTGACCCGGGCGCTCCTGTCCAGCGCGGGCAGCATCAACCGCGAATTCCAGGACATGCCCCGCACCGTGGGCCAGTCCCTCCAGCAGCTGCGCAATGATCTGATCGACACCTTCGGTGAGACCGACGTTTCCGGCTTCAATGACGCCATTGACGACCTGCGCGAGCTGGTCACCGACCCGAACTTTAAAGACAGCGTGGTCACCCTTGGCACAGCCTTCGCCACACTGATCGGCACCATGGCCTCTGGCGCCAGCGAAGTGGTGAACTTCACCGAATACCTTGGTGCCGAGCTGGCCTCCAAGATCAACGGTGTGGCCGCCGACGACATCCCGCGGCTTGAGCGCGAGCTCGCCGGTCTGGAGAAGCAGCTGGATGCCTCCTTCCTGGAGAAAGACATCGGGCTGGTGTTTACCAGCGACGAAGAGATCAAGCGCAAGATTGAAGAGGTGCGGGAGCGGCTTCAGGTTGCCTACGACTTGCAGCAGAGCTTTAACCAGGGGTTCGGCAACACCAACCCGGACCAGGGCGGTGGCGATCCGCCCGAACCGCTCGGCGGCGGTAACGACAAGGCCACCGACTCCATCCAGAAGCGCGTCGCAGCACTCCAGCTCGAAGCCGAAACCCTGGGCATGACGGCCCGCCAGGAGGAGCTGTACCGGGCGCGCAAGGAAGGCGCCACCGCCGCACAGCTCGCCGCCATCGACGGCTCCTACCGGCAGATCGAGGCGTATGAGGCCGAGCAGAAGGCGCTGGAAGCGAGCGTCGAATCGCGGCGGATCGCCGCCGAAATCCTGGCGGAGATGGACAAGGAGCGCGCCACCGACATCGAGGCCGGGGAGCAGCTTCTTGAGCGGTACATGACCGAGGAGGAGCTGCTTCGGGAGCATCACCAGCGGCGCCTCGAGGTGCTGGAGGCGGCCCGCTCTGCCGACTTCGACAATCGCACCAAATGGAATGATGCGATAGCTGCTGAGGAGGAGAGGCACAAGGAAAGCCTTAACAATCTCGACCAGCAGCGGTGGAAATTGCAGCTTAAAGGCACGGCCGACGTGTTTGGCCTGCTGACCGGTCTCATGGCCAGCGAAAACCGCAAGATGTTCGAGATCGGCAAGGCGGCGGCTATTGCGCAGGGGGCAATCAATATCCCGCTGGCAGCCACCAACGCATATGCCTCTGCCTCGGCGGTGCCGGTGATCGGTCACATCCTGGCGCCAATTGCTGCCACCGCTGCCGTAGTGGCCCAGACAGCACAGCTCAGCGCCATTAAATCCGCCAATTTCAACGGCGGCGGAGGCGCGGCCGCTATCACGGGGGGCGTGAACACTGTCCCGGCAGCACCCGCACCGGTACAGCTAGACGGCGGCAGAGGGGCCGATAGTGGCGGCGGCAGCTCGATCTCGATCACAGTTCAGGGCAGCGTCGTGGGCGCCACCAAAGATGAGCTTGCGGACATGTTCGGCGATGCCCTGAAGGAGCGAATTGCCAATAAGGACTATGTGCTGATCGATTCTAACAGCCGGAACGGGCGGACCCTTCGCTAGACGGTGTGACCTGCATCACATAGGATTTGGGCCTAGACATGCAAAAAAGGGAATGCACATGACAATAAAAATGGCATCCATGGCGCTGGCGCTGACCCTGGCTTTGTCCGGCTGCGCGAACATGGACAAGATGATGGGGATTCCGACGAACGAGGGCAATGGCTACCCCATTGAGCACGTCGAGAAAAGCTCGTACATGGGGCGGGTCACGCTGGAATACGTCACCCCCTCAATGCTGGAAGAGCGGGAGCGCAAAGAGGCTGAATTGGCCATGAAAGAGGCTGACGAAATTCCGTGGCCTGGCGGGTATTTCGTGGTTCGCCTTGACGCCTATTCCCTGGATTCAGCGAAAGGAAAGTGGCTGGAAATCGTGGTCAAGCGCGGCGGCGAAGAGGTCACCCGCAAGGAGGGCACCGACAGCGTGCCCAACGTCCCCAGCTCCAGTTCCCTGAAGATGTGGTGGACAACGACTATCGTTCCCCTCGAGCAGCCCATCACCAACGAGCCCGTGGATGTCTACGTGGTCCATACGGCCCACCAAGAGCGCGATCACTTCAGGGTTGCCCCAAAAGGATCGGAGCAATGAGGTTCGGTGCATTGGTGCTATTCGCTGGCGCCCTGGGCGGCTGCTCCAATCCGGTCGATGACATGCTCAGTGGAAGGTTCTCAGAAACGAGGGCGGTCTCTCCCGGCGATGCGATGGTGGGCACCTGGACCGGCAGCATGTCCGCATACCTGCTCACCCTGAAGATCAACGAGGACGGCACGGGCCTGTACTGCTACTCCTGGAACGAGAAGCACGCCGTAAACAGGCTGAAATATGATGGCGAGCGGATTGTTTTTCAGGAAAGCACCACAGCCTCGATCCGGGATGTCAGGCCTGATGCTCTGGTCATCCGGTCAGACTACACATTCTCGAAAGACGCGATCCTGCGCCCCGATGAAGGCTTGGTGAAGGCGTCCCCGTACTGCGCTAAGGCCATGAAGGAGGCGCCATGACGGTGCATCTGAACAATGCTGGCGAAACCCAGATCGCGAGCGCCGATGAGACGCCACTAGAGGGTCTGATCATGGAGGGCTTGCGGCCCAAGCAGGATGACGACGACGGCGATTCTGGCCCGCCCGGCTCCACCCACTAACCAAACCCCGCTCCGGCGGGGTTTTTTATGTCGGGCTTTCGCTAAAAGGGCACTTCGGGATAGTACCCCTCGATGGCCGGCTTCGCGCGGTTCTGGTTTACATGCTCGAGAAAGTCATCCCAGTTGCACTGCAGCATCCCGAGATTCAGATGGTCCATCTGAAGGTTGGAGGTGGTGTGCGGATTCTTGATGTTCCAGAAAGATGGGGAGGCCTTCAGCGTCTCCCAGATGCGCAGCTCGTGATAATCGAGCAGCGACGGCTTGTGAATCGCCAGAGCCACCAAACGGATCGCCTCATCGGTGGACCATAAGGCGTCGAGCATATCTAGGAATGACGGCCCATCGTAATTGTTGTCGGTGTTATGGAAGCGCTCGCGGGCAGCGGCGACCTCAATAGCCCACTCCACCACGCCTGTGAGGGTTCGCTTCTGGTCCCTCGCCAGCAGATCAATGAGGTACTTCGTTTTCGGGTCGATCCGCATTGAGATGTTGATGGTCGAGGTTGCGGAACTGCCTTGCCGGTTCTTGGCCATCTTGGAACTCCTGATGCTCTGTGGCGGCAAGTATTTACATTACTTCATCGCGCGTCAATGCGGTGCGATTGGTGCACCGTGGATTAAAAGTATTGACGTGCCGCAAATGCGGTACTAGCATTGGTCCTACATTCACTGAAGGAGGCCACGATGGGTCGCACACCTAAGAAGAAGCCTTGCAGCCTGCGCCTTGAGGCGGAGCTGGTAGACAGAATCGCGGACTGGGCGCAGGCCAGCCGGCGCAGCTTCGCCGCCGAGGTAGGGCTTTTGATCGACCAGGGTATTGAATGGAGGAAGGAGAATGGGAACACGATCCCAGGCCAAGCTGGCCACAAATGAAGAAGCCCCCGGTGTTGGCGCACCGAGGGCTTCAGGTTCCAGTAACAAAGCTGAGGTAACTGGTATGGACAATATTATACCGCAAAATAAATCGCAGCAAGGTGCCCAGGTGGTGCCGTTCCGTGGCAACCAGCTTTTGCTGGTGGATCACCTGGACGAGCCTTATGTGCCGATGCGGCCAGTGGTCACGGGCATGGGGATGGACTGGAAAAGCCAGTACGCCAAGATCAAGGGTGGCCGACTCAGTTCAGTCGTGGTGGAAATCACCACAACTGGCGCAGACGGCAAGCGCTATTCGATGATTTGCATGCCTCTCCGCAAGCTGCCCGGCTGGCTGATGAGCATCAACGCCGGCAAGGTGCGCGAGTCGATCCGAGAGCAAGTCATGGCCTATCAGTCGGAATGCGACGATGTGCTTTGGCAATACTGGAATGAAGGGCACGCGGCGAACCACCGGACGAACCCTGATTTTGGCACCATCCTGAACCAGACAATCGGCACCGATGGCTTCCACTGCCTCGCGGCGGTGCTGGACGGCAAAGTGCGCCACCTGCCCGCGCCGATGCGGCGCCGGGCGAAAGGACACATCTGGTCGCAGATTCACAAGGCGTTCAGCGTCGTCAGCGCCGAGGACATCCCTGCTGGTCAGATGGACAGCGCCCGGAACTTCGTCGCGGCGTACACCCTGGAAGGGGAGTGGCTTCCGGCTGACCGGAACGACGAATACAGCTACCCGGTGAAGCGCTGGCTGGCAAACAATCCGACCCTGGCCCAGGCGCAGGTTGGCCGGAACCGCCTGTCTATCCCGGCGGCGGCGGTGAGCATGGCCGGCGGCGCGGACTCGCCGACACGGCACGTCCTCGGCAAGCTCCGGGCGGCCGGTCATGACGTCGAAGCGTGCTTTATCGAAATGGACGCCTTGCAGCACCACCTGGAGGCCTCGCGGAACCGCCTGCTGCGTGTTGCCGAGGATGTGCACCGGACGGCCGGTGGCGCCCTACAGGTGCAGCGGAGGGCAAGCTAATGGCTACAGGCACTGACAAGGGCTGCTTGGCGTCACTCATCAGCGAGCTTGGCATTCTATATAGGGCGGCCTTAAACGACGAAGGCGAGCTGGCCGACACGGTCGCCGAAGTAAGCGTGATAGCTGGCGCGCTTCGGAATCATGGCGTGGAGAACGTGGTATGGCTCGAAACAGCGCTAAAAGAGGCCATTTTCTTCAACTATAGGCAGGCGCGCACCGAGAATGACAGGGGTAGGCTGCATCACGCTGAGACTCTCGTCTACGTCGCAAAAATTAAAAATGCCCCTCTTTATAAGATTGGGGCAACAACAAACTTAGATAGGCGAATGAAGGAGATCGCCAATATGGTGCCCCAAGGTGTCGTCGTAATCGGCACCGCCCCTGGCGGAACTGGGTACGAGGCCAGGCTCCACCGGCAGTTTAAGGCGTTTCGAGAGGCCGGAGAGTGGTTCCGTTTGCCGCCAAACCAGGCGGAAATGCTAGAAAATATGATTCGGCAAGCCCGAAATGATGACACTTGAGTCCCAAGGGTGCGCACATTGTGAGCCCCCTTCACAACCCAGAGCCCTGCCATTCGGCGGGGCTTTTTCGTTTCTGGAGCCCTGAATGGCAACGATCACCTACACCGCCAAGCGCAGCGTGGCGGGCGGCCGGACTGTGGGCGAGGAATACACCTTCGAGGTGCCCATTTCCGACTGGACCCCGCGCCCCCGGCGTCAGGCGGCTAGCTCTACGTCGCTTTCCGGTCGGCGATTCGACCGCCTGACCCGAATTGACCGGGAGTGGCGCGTTTCCACAGTCGCCGAGGACGACGAAGCGAAGCTGGCCCAGCTTCAGGAGTTCTTGGACTCGGTGGCCGGTGGCGAGACCTTCGAGATTGACCCCTTCGGGACCCTCTATACCTGCCAGATCGACGGCGACCCCAGCTGGTCGCTGGTGAATAGCGTCGGCTTCTACTCGGTCAACTTCAACGTGCGTGAGTTCGTATGAGAATCGATAACAGCGCCTTCGCCGAAGTCAACGACAGCCAGTGGCAGGCGCCCCAGTTCGTCGTGTCCATCGACTTCGGCGACGATGACCTGTTCTACCTGACCTCCCACCCTGTCACCGGCCTGGCCGGCGAGAACGTCATCGAGGGCGTTCTGGAGAGCATCTCAGGCACCTCCCAGAAGCTGAACCCGGACAAGGCCAACTCCGAGATCGGCAGCCTGAATTTTGAGGTGCTGGACGACGGCCTGACCGCGCTGCAGGCGGACCGGCTGAGCCAGGGCAAAGGCCTGCGGGGCAAGACCGTGCGGTTCTATGTCGGCGATGAGACCCTGCCGTGGTCCAGCTACATCCTCGCCACCACCCAGATCGTGGATGAGGCCGGCTATAAGGATCTGTCCTACAGCTTCAAGTGCGCCGACGTTCAGCGGATGCTCCGGGAGGACATCTTCAAGCCGAAGGAAACGCGGCTGAACGGCGACCTGGGCGCCGAGGATGATGAAATACTGGTCCTGAGTACCAGCGGCTTTGAGCCCTATCAGTTCCCGGATATTCAGGGCGCGGTGGTGGCGGGCGAGAAGGTCGGCCTTCTCCGCATCGAGGGCGATGACGATGATTTCGAGATCGCGTCATTCAGCAGCAAAGAGCCCGGCAAGTTCACGGGCGTGAAGCGCGGATTGCTGGGCACCACCGCGCTGTCCCTGGAGCGCGGGCAGGGCGATCAGGAGTCCGGCCCCAAAATTACCGAGTTTGTGTTCCTGGAAATGCCGGGGCCGATGCTGGCCTATGCCGTCCTGACGGGCGCCATTTACGGGTACCCCGGTGAATACCTGCCGGAGCACTGGCACCTGGGCGTACCTGCCGAGTTCATCCGCACCAGCGATTTCGAGAACATTGGCGAGGACCTGTGGGTTCCTGCTGACCCCAACCAGGGCGTGAAGATCCGGCTCGCCGGCCTGGAGGAAGAGGACGGCAAGAAGTTCCTGGAGGAGGAGGTGTTCGCGCTGATGGGCTGCTATCCGCCCATCTACTCCGACGGCCAGCTCGGGATGCGCCGGATGACCGGCGTCCACTCCACGGGCGGCTATGTCCGCCGGCTCGACGCCGAAAACGTCGCGGACTACGGCGATCTGACCCACGACATGGGCGCGGTGATCAATGAGATTTTCGTCTCCTGGAACTGGGATATTTTCGAGGAGGAGTTTACCCGACTCCACTACCTGCCGGACCTGGAGTCCATCGAGATTCACGGCAAGGCCGAGCAGAAAGACCTCGAATTCCGGGGCCTGTTCAGCGGCTGGCACAGCACACAGACCATTGACCGGTTGGTTGCGAGTCTGCGCGACCGGTATGCGGGGCCGCCGCTGCTGCTGAATCTGACGCTGACCCCTGACCAAAACGACCTGGAGGTCGGCGACATTGTGCGGGTGGACCTCTTCGAGGTGCAGGATTACACCGGCACCACGGACGATGGCCGCCTGAACCGCAATTTCGAGATCCAGCAGATCAGCACGGATTGGCGCACCGGTAAAGTGAAGGTCAAGCTGTTCGGGTCCAGCCAGAAGGCCGGCGCCCTGCCGCCACAGGAAACGGGCACCGCGATCCCCAATAGCTGGTACGAGCGCGGCACTGAGATCAGCCCCGAAAATTTCCCGGGAGTGGTGAGCGTGACCGGCGGCGTAACCCGCGTGGATGGGGTGCTGGACTTGGCCGGCGGCGAATCGCTGGACGATGAGGCGACCTATTTCTGGTGCGCCGGCGACCTGAATTGCGACGACGAAGCCGAAATCCGCATTTCCGACAACGTGGCGCTGCTGGTGCGCGGCTTCCTCACGCTCAACAACGCCAAGATCAACGGCAAAGGGCGCGGCTTCCCAGGCGGTGCCGGCACCACCAGCATGGTTTCCAGCGGCGGCTATTTCTTCAACTACGGCAGCCGGTGGGATGCGGTCAACAAGGGCACACCCGGTTTCCTCGACATCCAGAGCACGCCCCAGGGCGGTCGCGGGTATCAGTATCGTGGCTCCAACGAGCCGATCATGCGCGACGTGGACGGCGTTAAGACCATGCGCAACATGGGCGCGGTCATCGGCGGCCGGGTCCAGCCTGGGCAGACCCCGCCGCCCATCTATGAGCAGGACGCCGATGGGGTGACTCTGTTCCCCGTCGATCTGCGCGGTTCCAGCGGCAGCGGCGGCGGCTCCACGCTTGCGGAGTGGGACGGCGACGGCATCGAGTACAAAAAGCCGGGCGGCGATGGCGGTGCCGGCGGCGCGGGCTTGGTGATTGTCGCACGCGGCATGAGCATCGGCGCCAACGGTTACATCGACGTGAGCGGCGCAGCCGGCAGCATTCCGCCGGGCACCTACTACAGCCCCACAACCTCGCCCCAGTTGCGGATTTGGGCGGGTTCCGGCGGCCCCGGCGGCCCCGGCGCGTGTTACATCCTGATCGACGGCAACGCCAACGCGCCGAACATCAATAAAGGCACCGCCATCGCGAACGGCGGGGACCTGGTTTGGGCGGCACGGCGGCTGAAGCCCTACGTCGTCTATCACTCCAGCGTCGCGACTTTCTCCAGCGACAAAGGCCCGGCGCCGCAGCAGGGCACCGCCACCACGTCGCCGGCCCCTGGCGCCATGGTGTGGGAGTCCGCGTTTTCAGTGCAGCGCATCACCAGCTACATCGAGCCGGTGGAGGATGAGCCGGTGGTGACCCTGAACCCGCCGGCCGTCACCCTGCAGGAAGCCACCAACACCCCCCGGTCGGCCAACGCGAACCTGTCCACCATCGAGGTGGGGGTCCAGCCGCCGAGCGTGAGCAACTACGCCTACGGTTTGGTGGAGTACCGCGAGAAGGGCCAATCGGGCTGGTTTGAGGTCGGCCCGGCATCCCCCGAGGCCACGTTTGTGGTGCCCAGCGACGGCAAAACCTATGAGGTCCAGGTCCGGGGCGTCTCCCTGCGCGGCAAGGTGAACCAGGACGGCACCGCGGCGGAGATCACCACCACCTATGTGCGCTCGCCCGGCGACGTGAGCGAGGAGCCGGAGGACGACCCGAACGAGGTGGTCCCGGCCCCGCCGGTCACCGGCCTCGAGCTGTTCGAGCAGGGTAACGACACAGTTTTCGGTGGCCGCGACGCCAAGTTCGTCTGGCGCAAGACCAGCGTCACGGAATGGTTCGAGATGGGCCAGGAGGGCGAGCAGGGCGCCGGTAGCGGCGGGCTCGATCTCTACTTCCGGGATTACCAGGTGGAGGTGTGGGCGGACGTGGGCGGCACCCTGTCCCTGGTGCGCACCGAATGGGTGAATGACCCCCAATTCGTCTACACCTATGAGAAGAACGCCGAGGACCATGCTCGCGAGGCCGGCTCAGTGGGCGCATGGCGGGCGTTTGAGGTCCGGGTGTACTGTCGGGGCCGTCAGAACCAGATCAGCGCCCAGGCGGCGCGGCTCAGCGTGGAGAACGTGGCACCGCCCCTGCCGGAGGCTCTGACCATTTCCGCTGGCTTCCGCAGCGCCCAGATTGATTTCGAGCCCCCGGAGGACCTGGATTACCGCGATTCCCGGGTGTGGATGAGCCAGACAACCGGATTCACCCCCGGCCCCGAGAATCTGGTGGCCCAGCAGTACGGCGGGCCGGTGGTGCTGTCCGGCCTCACCGACAACAGCACCTACTACCTGCGGTTTGCCACCTATGACGCCTTCGGCCAGGGCACGATCAGCAGCCAGTTCATGGTCACCACGCCGTCGCTGTCCGCTGGTGAGGTGGAGGGCCTGAGCCCCTGGGCCACGGTCACCGACGCCGACCGGGCGTTCATCGACGCCAATCTGGCGGATGACGCCATCGACGGCACCAAGATCGTCAAGCTCACCGCCTCCAAGATCGTCACCGGCACCTTGGCCGCCACCGAGAAAATCAGCGTGGAGGGGCAAGTGGAAAGCGCCGTGGGTGATGCAGTGGCGACGCTGGGGCCGAAGTCCGCCGACGGCAAGACCGGGATGATCACCTACCAGTACGCCGGGACCACCCTGTTTGCCGTCTACAGCGACGGCTCGGCGGCGTTCTCCGGCTCTGTGGTGATCACCGGGGGTAGCGGCTACAGCAACCTGAGCGACAAGCCCGGCTCCCTGGCGGACATTAACAGCGGCGAGGCGGACACACTCAGCGATGCGTATGCGGACGCTCAGCAGGCCCTTTCCGATGCGGCAGCGGCCCAGACGGCGGCAGATGGAAAGATCACATCCTATTATCAAGATGATCCACCACTGGATGCCGAGGAAGGTGATCTCTGGTTCAAGACGGATGCAGGAGACCATCCCTACCGCTGGGACGAAGAAGACGATGCCTGGATCGACATCCAAGACGGGGCCATTGGCCAGGCGCTGTCCGAGGCTGCCGACGCCCAAGCCACCGCCGACGGCAAGGTCACCACGTATTTCTCCACCAGCGCCCCGACGGCAGAGGCGGTGGGCGACCTCTGGTACAACGACAGCACCAAGCTGCTGAAGCGCTGGAACGGCACCACCTGGGACGATTCCGGCAGCCTGGGCGCCGACTGGACCAGCAACCTGTCCAATATCCCGTCCCGGCTGGGCGATACGCCCACCACCGGCTTGAACCTGACTGCCACCCACCTGGGGTATTACGACGGCGATGAATGGCGCTCATATATCAAGAATGATGGCTCATTCTATTTCGGGGACGGCGGCGACCGCTTCATTAGTTTCAATCTCAGCAACTTCATAATTGGCCCTGATGTTGACGTTGAGGGGGTCGCCGCGTTTGGTTCTCTCGATTTTAGCAGGGGGGAATATTTCCATCGACCCGATGAGTGGGACACATACACCGAAAACGCCAGCATCAGATTTTTTGAGGGCACATCTGCATCAAATCGCGGTGTAATGCAGTTGACGATAAGCACAGGGTCTTCATTTGGGTATGCCACAGCGCAACCACTATACGGCTCCCTTGACCTTGCCAGTGGCCTGATAACATGGGGGAAAACGTGCTTCTTCGATGCCAAGATTGCCAGGTCTAGCTTTAACGCAGAGGCTGAGGGATTTGTCGGTCGAGGCCTGTGGAACGTGCCCTCATCTAGCGAGTTCTGGTGCGGGTTTGTTTTCAGGTCTACAGGGCTTTTCGCTTCAGTTTCCAACAACGATGGCGTCACCGAAGTTCAGCTTAATTCCGATAACGTGAGCGCGGACATGGTTGTCAGCTTTAGGCAATATGCCGACCGCGCCGAATTCTTTGTTGATGGGGCCCTGGGCGCGACGATAACGACGAATCTTCCTCCGTCCGCAGAGCAGGATTGGGCTAGACGGATGCCGCACGTCGTTTTGTTTAATGACGTGGCATCGTCCTCTCAGACCATTTCCTTGACCCTGGGCGAATACCGCTACCTGATCAAAGCGACATAACCGGAGAACCCCATGTCCCAATATCGTACCGGCACCGCCTCGGTGGTGCAGGCTAGCGCCGTTGTGTCCGGCGTTGGCACGGCCTGGCTGGCCAACGTCAGCGCCGGGGACAGCTTCGTCATGGCCGGCACGGGCGTGGTTTACGACATCGCCAGTGTGGACGGCGATACGCAGCTGACCCTCACCGTGCCGTACAAGGGCGCGGATCGGTCGGGCGCCTACGCCATCCAGCGCGATTTCACCGCCGACGGTATCCCCGAGATGGCCAGCGGCGACATCGAGACGGCCGCGATCTTCACCAGGGCGATGCGGAAGATTCAGAGCCGGTTCAACCTGATCACCGGCGTCGCGGCCAACGGCGCGCCCACCTACGCCGACACCACCGCAGGCATCGCAGGAACCTCCGACACCGAGTTTTTCTGGGTGCCGGATGCGGGAGGCCTGACCCTGTACCAGAACGACAACGGCACGGCCGTGGCCCAGGGCGACTACCCCAACAGCCAGACCCTGGCCGACGCGGTGGACGCCCTCAACAGCCAGGAAAGCCGCATCCTCGCCCTGATCGGAAGCCTGCACCCGTCATTCGGCGAGACCAGCCTGTACGCCGACTTTAAAGCCCAATCGTTCGTCTTGGAGGTGGAGTGATGCGCAACATGAAAACGGTCAACTTCGACCAGCTTATTACGCTCTCGCGCCCCTCCCCGAAATGGATTTGGAATGCACAGGGGCAGCTTGTCGAAGTCGCGGCAAACCAGCCTGCGTACAACCATGATCCGGTTACGGGGGAGGCGTTGGGCTTTGACGTTGAGCCTGCGGCGACTAATCTTTTACTAAACAGTGACGCCCCGGCTACACAGACGGTCGCCGTCAGTGACGCCACAACCTACACGCTTAGCGTTTACGGGTCCGGGTCGGCGGAGATTACGGTAGGCGGAGCAGGCACGGCCACGGAGGGTGCCCCGCTTACGTTCACGACGACCGGCGCGTCGGTTGAAGTCACGGTCACCGGGTCGCTTGATTATTTTCAGCTAGAGTCGGGCAGTGTTGCTACCAGCATTATCATCACCGACGGCACCGCAGTAACCCGCGAAGCTGACGTGCCGGTCATTGAGAATGTGGATACGGCGGCGTGGTGGGGAGCAAGTGAAGGCTGGGCGCGGATACAGTTTGACGGGATGCGTCAGGTAGGTGGGAACACTACGTTGCTTTTGTTGTCAGGCGGCGGGGTGCGCTTTGTCGTGTATACAGACAGCAGCGGCGTTTTGTTGTCGTATGATGGAACGAATATTTTAAACTCTGGTGTCCCGTGCGTTGATGTCCCAACAGCCGGGATTGTTACATGGTCGACACCTCAAGACACGTTTAAAATTCTGGCTGATGGAGGGTCTGTTGTTTCATCCAGCTATAACGGGGCTTTCTCCGGAATCTCAAATTTCAATATTGCCGTTGATGATATGACGGTTGAATTAGGACATTTGTCATTCGGCAAACAATATCTGTCGGACTCTGAAATGCACGAGAAAATCCAGGAGCTAACCCAATGAGCCAATGGCAACCCCTATACCTTCGCGCCGATGACGAAGCGGCAATGATGGATGCCCTGGACGCTGCCGGGCTTGTCGATGACGACCAGCAGACTATCGGCGGCGACCCGTTCAAAATCCGTGTGACCATGCTGCCCACGCTACATGAGCCGACCGGCGAGACGCTGGTCGACGGTGAGGGATTCGAGTATCCGGAGATGGCGCCGGTGCCGGGCTACCACGTCAACGTGTTCGTGCACCCCGACCATGAAGAAGCCTACCGCGCCGCGCTAGCGGACGTGCTGCTCGACCCTGAGCCTGCCACGCCGCAAGTCAAATACGCGGGGTGCCCCTGATCACCCTACGCCTCGCGCACGCCCAGCAGCCGATAGCCCGCCGACTCCAGTGCCCGCAGGCTGGCGTTCTCGCAGTACCGGTACTGCTCCGGCATCTGCTCCATTCCCAGTTTATGCCGGACCAGGCCGGCGGCTAAATCCTCCGTTGGCCTGAGCGGATACCGCACCACCACCACCTGTTCCATACCTGACGGCGTTTCCACGATCACTGTCCACGTCCTGTTCGCGTCCATGCGCACCTCCTTTTCTCCCAACGTAGAGCAGGGCGCAGTCCTGTGTCTGTAGGAGATCGTGGGCGGAACGTGTCAGCCTGAGCCTACACTTCCTTGGGTCGTCCATCGTACAGCACAACAAACGCCCGCTGCTCAATCAGTGCACCCACCACGAAGCCGGACATGATGTGCCGCTGGTCCGATTGATGGGCGTCAGAGTAGTTCCAATCGGTGACGGCCAGGGCCACGGGCGTGACCCACAGGGGGAGCCAGGATTTGTGCAGCAGGCCACCGAACGGCACGTACCGCAGGCCACCGCCTTTGCGCCGGACGCCTATCTGGGCGCGGCTCCACGGGTGGATGACGAGGCAGCCGGCCCACTGCTGTTTGATGGTGAGGGAGATACTGGACATGCGGGCAGTATATGGGCGGCCTGAGCTGATGCAAAACTCATTCGCAAGCCATTGATTTGCAAGGTTTGCGAAACGCCACAAAGCACTGTCTTTTTGGTCAGTCGGGAAAGTCTGAAACCCAATAAAATCAATATGATAGGCCGATTACGCCGCCTGCATGGGGTGCAAGGGGTCGAAGGTTCGAATCCTTCCGTCCCGACCAAATAAAACAAGGGGTTAGGCGATTCACAGCCTAGCCCCTTTTTTGTTGTCTGGGTTTTTGCCCCACTTTTTGCCCCACCGAATAATTGCTCGGCCTCGGAGTGGCACCCCGGGTCCGATTGAAACCGTCGCGTAGAAGGCCCTATTCCAAAGCGGGGCGCACCCGTGGAGCTCTATCTGTCCGAGGTGATTAAGGGCAGGGTGGTTGTCGATTCCTGTAGCGGCGAGCTTAAGAGCATCCCTGGCCTGCGCGAGCCTAACGCCAGGCTCCTCCGCCGTACCCTCTACAACAACCCTGTGCGCGTCCTGGTGCATTCCCAGAGGGCATCAAGGTGCACGGCTATGAGGAAGGGGGCCGGGAGTGGCTACAGCGGTGGGCGGATCACCTGGAAACGCTTCAGTAGATACTGGCTTTCAGTCTGTACTGTTATCTGGGGGTGGAGGAGGGGTGCGTGGTAGGGAGGCGGAGGAGCGTCTACGCGCCTTTGGGATCCGGGATAGCTCGTCCTGGTACTCATCGCGTATCACGCTTGCTCTTTCCTCGACCAAACCTTCGAATGCTTCGCGCTCTTCTTGGGCCGCTTGCTCCGTTATTGTGAGGCCTTCTAGCTGAACCTCCACGCTTGCGGCCCGGTTGGTGAGCTGCGTGATAACACGCTGGTGTTGCTCAAGGCGCTGCTTCGTAAGCGTCCGGCCATCCCATCTTGAGCGGCAGGTCGCGGCCGTCACGATAGTGTCCACTTATTCTTTAGTGGACACTTACCATGGACTCTTTAAGCGTACCTCAGCCCCAACCGCGACGCCGTCGCCACTTTTCCCGTGAGTTCAAGGCCGAGGTCGTGGCCGCCTGTTTGGAACCGGGCGTCTCCGTTTCCCGGATCGCCTTGGACAACCAGCTTAACGCCAATCTGCTCCGCCGCTGGATTCGGGAAGCCCAGCAAGCAGGCCAGGCAAGCACGTCGCCCGCCTTCATGCCTTTGGCCGTGCCGGCCGCGCAAGCACCAGCCGGAAGGAACCGGCCCGCGGATCGCCACGGACACATTCGCATCGAAGTGCCTCGGCCCGGCGGCCCTCTCGTCGTGGAGTGGCCCGCCGAACAAGCCCATCAGTGTCTGGCCCTGTTGCGCGAGCTGCTGCAATGATCCGAATCGACGAGATCTGGCTGGCCACCGAACCCCTGGACATGCGCGCCGGGCCGGATAAGGCCCTGGCCCGGGTGGTCCAGGTGTTCGGCGCCGCCCGGCCTCACTGCGCGTATCTGTTCGCCAACCGCCGGGGCAACCGCATGAAGGCGCTGATCCACGATGGCCTGGGTATCTGGCTGTGCGCCCGTCGCCTGCACCGGGACAAGTTCCACTGGGGTGACGCCTGGCGCGGCGATCAGCTGCATCTGACTGAAGAGCAACTGGTCGCCTTGGTGCAGGGCCTGCCCTGGCAGCGCCTGGGCACCAACGCGGTGATCTCGGTGCTGTAACCACACGTTGTTCCTGTTGGCTATACGCCTAACATCCAATCGCCCATCGGGCGCGGGCTTGGCATACTGTTCGTCATGACTTCGCGCCCCGACCTCAATGCCTTCTCCGCCGATCAACTCCGTGCTCTGGCCACCGAGTTGTTCGATGGCATGGAGCGTACAGATCGCGTCCTCGCCCAAAAAGACCGGATCCTCAGCCAACAAGAGAAAGCGATCCGCCACCGCGACGCGGTGATCGAGAAACAGGCCCATGAGCTGGCGCTGCTCAAGCGCCACAAGTTCGCCCGCCGCAGCGAGCAGTTCAAAGGCGTGCAAGGGCAGTTGCTGGAAGAACTGATCGACGCCGACCTGGCTGCCATGGAAACGGAGCTGAGCGAGCGCCTGCCCGCCGAGGCGCCCACCGCTGCACCCAAGCAACAGCCCAAGCGCGCGCCACTGCCGCCACAACTGCCCCGCACCCTGATCCACCACGAACCCGAGCACACGCAATGCCGTTGTGGCTGTGCGCTCAAGCGCACCGGCGAGGACGTCAGCGAGAAGCTGGACTACGTGCCCGGCGAGTTCACGGTGGAGCGCCACATCCGGGGCAAGTGGGCGTGCGAGCAGTGCGAGACGCTGATCCAGGCGCCGGTGCCGGCGCAAGTGATCGACAAAGACATCCCCACCGCCGGGCTGCTGGCCCAGGTGCTGGTGGCCAAGTACGCCGATCATCTGCCCCTGTACCGTCAGGAACGCATCTTCGGCCGGGCGGGTCTGACGATCCCGCGTTCCACTCTGGCCGAATGGGTGGGCACCTGCGGTGTGCGGTTGCAGCCCTTGGTCGACGCTCTGCGCGGCATCCTGTTGAAACAAGGTGTGCTGCATGCCGACGAGACCCCGGTGGCCATGCTGGCCCCCGGCAAGAAAAAGACTCACCGGGCCTATGTGTGGGCTTACTGCAGCACACCGTTCGCCGACCTGAAGGCCACGGTCTACGACTTCGCCCCGGGTCGGGCGGGCGAACACGCCCGCGCCTTCCTGGGCGACTGGCGGGGCAAGCTGGTGTGTGACGACTACGCCGGCTACAAGGCGGGGTTCGGCGAGGGCATCACCGAGATCGGCTGCCTGGCGCATGCCCGTCGCAAGTTCCACGACCTGCACGTCGCCAATAAGAGTGCCTTGGCCGCGCAAGCGCTGGAGTCTATCGGCGCGCTGTACGGCATCGAGCGAGAGGCGAAGGATCTGCCCGATCAAGACCGCCAGCGCCTGCGCGCTGAAAAATCCCGGCCCATCGCCGACGCACTGCACCCATGGATGATCGCGCAACGGCAGAAAGTCCCGGACGGGTCGGGCACGGCGAAAGCGTTGGACTACAGCCTGAAACGCTGGGCGGCGCTGACGCGCTACCTGGACGACGGCGCGGTGCCGATCGACAACAACCGGGTGGAAAACCAGATCCGGCCCTGGGCGCTGGGACGCAACAACTGGCTGTTCGCGGGCTCACTGCGCAGCGGCCAGCGCGCCGCCGCCGTGATGAGTCTGATCCAGTCGGCGAAGCTGAACGGCCACGACCCCTACGCCTATCTGAAGGATGTCCTGGCTCGCCTGCCGACGCAGAAGAACAGCGCCATCGACGAACTCCTGCCTCACAACTGGACGCCGTCTACCACCTGA